GTTTCCCGTAGTTGATAACCTATCAGTTCTTGTATTACCTACAACTCGTAGATCATCGATATCACCTACTGGACCTTTAATAAAAACCTTATCGGCTACAGACAAGGCGTGTGTTGGGAGTGTATTTGAAATACCTACGTTAGATGACGCAACGAAAGATGTAGTTGCATTGTTAAATTCAACTACATTTGCTGTAACATTACCTACAGTAGTTGCATTTTGTAAAGTAATACCACCTAACAAATCTGTAGCTACACCTGAATCTACAAGTTCTGCTGTTTGTGCGTGGTATGCGAAAAAGTTTGCGCCTGCTAATTCTGCGACCCGTAAAGGTGTCATATAAACTGAACCTGGTGTTGACGCCGCTATGGGTGCATCTGACGCATTTATCACGATAGTGTTTTCGGCCTGATTATCATTAGCGTGTTTACCAAACCGGATTTTGGTAGACCGCTCGATGGTAGGTATATTTTTAACCATTTAATATAAGTAGGTATTTTTAATTGGCGTATATTAAACCCGCCATACCATTTTCTATTCTAAGAATATTGTAATTTACGGCATATATTGGATCATTTATAATCATACTTTGGCTATGTATCTTTGCAGAGTCTAAACGACTAAAATTGAGCGTTCCTGTCGGTTGGAGTGAGCTCGTCGAAAGACAAAAGCAGTATAAAAAGAAATCGGGTGACGTTACGAATTGTGTGTGGTAATAGTTTTGAATTTCCATAAAATGTGGTTTCCCCCACTTATAATTACCTATATCGAGACCGTTTATCTCAATTTTTATTTTATTACTCGCGGATGTTAACGCACCCTCTGTTGATGTATCGGAACACGCGAGGTATTTTACGGGGTGGTTAAACGTAAGTTCTTGTGTAAGTTCCTGCGAAGGAATACTTTTTTGAACTTGTGTTATGAGTAGATCATGGTTTCGTGATACTATATTTCCACGTTCTTCGTTATCGAGGTAATAATAATTTGAATAACACTCGACATTATAATTAGCAGCTTGAGAACCCCAGTGAATACGTAATTCAACTTCGTGGTATCTCAAAGCAACTATGGGTATAGCACATTGAGGACCTTCACAAAAAAAGAAACGTAAAGGGTAAAAGTATGAACGTGCACTTATACCTGGATGTGTACCATTTGAGCTTTTAGAAACGTTCGTCGCGAACGTATCTATTGCTATTCTTTCGGTAAACACGGCGTCTTGTGAATCTATGATCTGACCACCAATAAGCAATTCGACCCTATCGATTACATTTTCCCAGTGTTGGATATCAAGCGATTTTGTGTTATCGTCTATAGTAAAGTATGTGTATCCTAATAAGTCACCTGATCTTGGAAATTTGATCGATGACATAGCGTTATTTTTCACAGCTCCCTGTATCGTTTGCTTTTCTGTGGATTGTGAAAAATTAGAATGCCGTTTGAAAGTTGAGCTAAAGAATGAAATTTCTGGTTTTCCCATAATGTGCTCATCTTGAGCACCAATGGCAATAAGTTGAACAACACCAGAAGACATTTATAATAAGAAAAGGTTAAAATTATACGTGTATATCGCCCTGAAAATATTAAAAGGCTAAATTTCTTTTTTTGCAAACGAATCTAAATATTAAACAGGTTTCGGTTGTGTCCGCCGCTGCACCTGTTTCCTTTAACAACTCAACAGTCATTCTATCGAGTTTCTTTATTGGGTTATAATATTGTTGAATAACTGGGTATTCATTTTTAAAAATGAGTCGAGACGTTCCACCTGTTACGAGAGAACCAAAAACACCATTTAACATATTATCATCAGCCGTATCAAGATCTGTTTTTCCTCTTTGAGAAAAGAAAGTTCTTAATTCGTCAATTTTGAGGTGGACGAGTTTGTGCGCTCCACCTATACCGTTAATATGAGCAGCTGTTAATTGAGCCTGGACTATATTTTCGAGTGGTGTTGGGAAGAATGTAGTAAATTTTTGTTTTGAAGAATCATCAACGGAATCAACGATAACGGTGTGATATTCATATTCGAAATCGGGTAAAGTTGACTGACTAGTCACTAACGCCATTTATATATACTGGAGATTTTACTTCATCTTATAACTCGACTGTTCCTTGACGAGTTGTTGTACGCCACAAACCCCACCTCGACTAGCGGAATAGTACGAGTTACCGAGGCACGATGGCTTCGATTCGAGATCAAAAAGGGAACCTTCATTCGTTGTTTCAATTTCGATGGTCTGGTAATTGCTGGTTCGCATAGCGGCGAGAGCACATAACATCAAGAAGACAATCGCGATTGCCTTGAGAGTATTTTTGTTGGTGGCGTTGAGTTTCATTTGTTATGAACAAATATTTTTTATAAAGTGCGTTAAAGAATTTAGATTACTTTCAATATAAAGATTAAATGGACGGTGAGATTATCCTCAATAGAAGTGATACAAATGTAATGAAACTTGATGATAACGAACAGGCTCTTATGAATGAGATTGAAATTGAAATCCCAAGACCTCAGCCTGTGAAAAAACAAATGCCAAAACCCATGAAGACGCAATTTACACCACCACAAACACAATCTTTTCAGGAAGATATTGATTCTTTCGCAAATCCAAATAAACAAAATCCACCTTCGGTACCACCACCAGAAGATCCAGTTGATTATGGTGAATACGAAGAAGAGGAACCGGGGTACGAGTATGCGGGCGGTGGAGGAGGTGGTGGAATGCCTTATATGGAAGAGGAAAAACCATCACCAGGCTATAAAACCATCGATGAAGAAAAAGCCGATCTCGTAAACAAACTCGGAAGACTCGAAAAGAAAGGGTTTACGGTAAACAAGAGATTGAATGTATATTCACCAATAGACGAACTTAGAAACGAAGTAAAGAGAATTACATATAGCATAGACGTTGATAAATCTATAAAGTTTTCGAGACGTATGCTCGTTGCGTGTACGACCGGTCTTGAATTCTTAAACAAAAAGTATAACCCATTTGAAATTCAGCTCGACGGTTGGTCTGAAAATGTTATGGAAAATGTAGACGATTACGATGAAGTTTTTGAAGAATTATACGTGAAATACAGAACTAAAATGCACGTTGCCCCAGAAGTAAAACTTATTATGATGCTTGGTGGATCAGCTATGATGTTTCACTTAACGAATAGTATGTTTAAATCAGTCATGCCTAACATGAACGACGTGATTAAACAAAATCCAGGACTCGTTCAGAACATGGTATCTGCGGTACAAAACACAGTTCCTAAATCTCAACAGGGTACGGGTGAACCAACCGTAGATGAAAACGGAAGACGAGAAATGCAAGGTCCGGGGTTTGATATCTCGAGTCTTATGGGAAATATCATGATGCCTCCACAACCACCAATGAACACAACAAGTATTAATAAACCAGACGATACGGAAATTGATATCGAAGACGATATTTCGGATATTGCCGAACCACCAAATTTTGATACGGGTAAAGAAGGTGGTGATGACGAAGTGCGAGAAGTCAAAGTCACCCAGACCAAATCGAAAAGAGGGGGTGGCAAAAAGAAAAAGACCGTCGAAATTAATTTGTAAACTTACTATAAATGATAGGGTATTGTCCTTTAGATGAAGACCCTATTGAGATACCTTCTCGGCGGCGAGAAGTTGCACCCCCGACCCCAGTCGAACCACAGGCGGCGGCGAGACCTAGACGTTCTAGATCTTTCCTCGGTGAAGACGACACGGAGTGCAATTTCGTCGTTATGTTTTTCATTGCGGGCGTAATTGCCTTAGCGGTTATGGACGCACTTCCTAATAAAAAGTGATCGACTAAACCATCTACCATCCTGCTTTTTCCAGCATGGTAAATGTGATTTCGTTTTTTAATTATTGTTTATGTACTTTTTGCCTTTTCGGTTATGATGTGTCCGTCATCGTCAGTACAGGATATATTGTACATTTGTTGATCTTTTCTTTCGCCTATAACTAACCAGCTAACATTTGCTGTAGAAGATGCGTTTTGACACGATATTGTAAGTGTGTTTCCAGATACTGACCCCTTTATTGCGTCCCAATCGGATTCGTTCGTTGTAAAACATTGAACGTCCCTGTTTAGTGCTTCAAATGTACCACTCGTCATGTTAGAAACTGTATCTAAGTTTATAGAAGCACTTCCGTTTACTAGATTAACTTTACCTCTATATATGAGATCAGCTTTTGGACTTTCTATGCAAGTGTGGGTAAGTGTATGTGTATTGCTCATACTTGGGAGTGGGTGATCTATTCTAAAGTTACTACTAGTTTTGTATACAGAACCGGAAACATATAGATCACCATAAGAAATACCACCACTACCCCCAGAAATTGAATCAATTATCGTCGTACCATAAACCGTTAGTATAGCACTAGAAGAGAAGGGAGTACCTCCAATACCAACAACCTTACCATTAGATCCACTATCAAAAGTAAGTTCAGGTGGGTTAGTAGTACTGTCATAAGACCACTGACTACTACTACTACCACCACCGGAAACAAAAGATGCAGGTAGTTGTCCTTGTATGCTACTTGTATTAGTAAAATCGATTCGAAGTTCATTACTACTATTAAATCCTAGACCACCGTTTGAGTCTAGAGAAACTTGAAGTTTATTACCACTAGTAAATCCTAAACCACCATTTGTTGTATCTAGATCGAGATTTAAAGTCGATGTTGGTCCCGGTCCCGATCCGGTTGTAACGGACATACCATGACCTAACAGACCCCACGAAGGTAAACCATTAGCGGTAGTCGTTAAGAGTATTGTGTCATCGACTGCCGGAGGTGCTAGAGATGTCAGTTCTGCACTAGTATTATCGTAATACATTAACCCCTTGTCGTCGTTAGTACTACCATTGTTACCCGTCCCACCTTGAAGTATTCCTAAAACATTTGCCATGCCTTGTGCGGCTAAATCGATTTTGAGATTACCATTATCGTTTATTATACCACCACCAGTTGTCATGGGCGGGAGCCAATTTAAACCCGAATTTGCTTCTTTCAGTGTCCCCGTTAGGCCAATATCTCCAACGACGTGGAGTTTATACGACGGAGTATTCGTTGCTGTCCCAATACCAACATTACCATTACTTTTTATTTCCATTTTAGTATCATTCAAATCGGCCGTTCCCGATGACCCGTTATCCCCACTATTGTCTAAACAGAAGTGTAAATCGGATGCACTATTAGTATTTGTACCTGCAGCTATTATAGCGGCTTTGAACGCGGCATTACTTAAGTTACTAACACTGGGTGTTCCTAGAAGTAATCTTGAGTTATTATATTGACTAGTGTTCGCGATTAATAAATCTGCATAAGTTACTGAAGAACCTACTATATTTACTAAGTGTGGAAAATCCGAAGTTCCGACGGATACTTTAGCCGATGATGCGTATATGTCAGTACCCGAAGTGGACCAAGGACTCTGACCACCTCCGCCTCCACCTCCACCACCAAACGTTTGTGCGGTTCCGTTAATTCTTAAACTACCCGTTAAGTTTATATCACCGTCGACGTCTAATGGGTATGCGGGGTTTGTTTCGAAAATACCGATCTTTTCACATATTAAACCCCGTGATTTTATTAAACCACTGGTTATTATGGCGCGATCTGGTGCACCTTCGTTATACAGATCAGTGGCCGAGTTATAATCTGGTACAACTCTTTTAGCTGAATAATTGGTACCATCGGTAGCTATAAAATGTTTAAAGTTACCAATTGCAAACCCGTCCGTACCTTGAAACCCGGTGCTAAAACCTGCACTGTTCGGTATGTTACCAAAATATGCATCGTCCATAACAGTTACGGTTCTCGTAGTTACACTACCATACGTGTTAGTTTGCCATAGATCAGTACCAGTTCCCGATGATTGAAGGGTTTGTGATACACCATTTATCCATAATTGTGTAGTTGCCGTACCAATATTAGGCGTACTACCCGGTGTATTATCGTATTTAACGCATATATGATACCATTTGCCCTGATCAAATGTGTAGGATGTTGTATATCTCATATTAGCCGGAGTGCTTTTATAGTCTACCACAAAACCTGAACTTGTAACTATATGTGAAATACTGTTTTGTATATTTTGGAGTGGGTCTTTCGTTCCGAATATAGTATTATTGAAATTATTCTGTGCTTTTAGTGGCATAAACCAATACGATGTTGTAATTATCCCATGATTACTAGATGTTAGTTGATCACCAGTTATAGGACAATATACATCCATGAGCCTACCATTTGCATAATTAATGTGACTTCCATTAAAAACTA